TCTTTAATTTATGAGCTCTTTGAACGTCCACTTTTACCCCAAGAAATCTCATGTCTACCAGACAAGGAAACAGATCTGTCTCGAGTTCAAAAATAGACTCAACATCTTGATGTAATAATTCTTTTTTAAATATTTGCCAAAGTTCTAATGTAAGCTCCGCATCCTTTTCTGCGTAAGATCCAACATACATTGCTGGCAGTTGCCACATGTCTGCTTTAGGATCTAATCCTCTAGACTTTGCTTCTTCGTTTAGTGCAGATTCATTTTTACCATGACCTAAATAATCCCAAGACAAACTATTTAAATCAAATCTAAATCTATTCTCATCAATCAATGATGCTGCAATCATAGTGTCTACTATCTGTCCATTAATCTTAAGACCCATAGATCTAATCCAACAGACATCATACATAGCGTTGTGAAATATTTTTATAGCATCTGATTCACAAATATCTTTGAACCATTCTAAAGTCTTTTTACGATCCATGTTTGGCCCTGATCCGTGAGCAATTGGAAAATAAAATTTTCTACCTGGTACAGCAACCGCAATACCTACGACTTCACCGTTACCAATAATAGATCCACTACCTTTAGATTTTAAATCAGGATCTTTTGTCTCTAAGTCAATTGCAATCTCGTCGTATTTTCTTAGATCTGGATATTCCTCTGGTTCATTCCATTCGGTTTGTGCTTCAAATAGAGGTACTTTCATTTTTCTAATATATATTTTTTAGTTACTATTTTATTTAACCTATCTTTATTACTAAATGCATACAAAGCTGCATCATGGTTATAAGGAAATATTTCCCAATCAATTAAATTATTATAAATTTCTAAATAAAATTTATGTTTATTCACTGTAATAGTTTTACGTTTATAATTTTTTCTAGGCATTATTTTTTCTTTTTCATGTCATTTATTTTCAACATTTCTAGTTGACAATAATGTACAATCTTTTTAAGATCTTCAACCCCACCTTTTCTCTGGTACCTACAAACGTACTTCACAACGTTGCCTTGAAAAAATGATAAATCATTTTTAGAAATAAACTCATAAGGTTGAATTGGAAACTTGGTGTAGTGATTCCCGCCTACTTGAGTGTATTGTGGAAATGATTCTTTAAATATATCTTCTGATGTCATAGTGGATATCCCTTTCGTTCTATTTTTGCTCTCATTAAATATAAGTTTCTTTTTGCTCTCGTACAACCTACATACCATACTCTATGCTCTTCGTCACGCTTTATTACACTTTTAGTAATAGCTTCTCTTATCTTTTTAGCATTGTCTAATACTAAAATTACGTTCTCACATTCACCTCCTTTTGCAGCATGAATAGTAGATACTTTGATTCGTGCATCATCACTTAATTTTTCTTTATTTGACAACATTAATCTTATATAAATTTTTTCATCAGCTGGTGCATTGTCAAAACATTCAAACCATTTTAAATTATAATTATTTCTATCTTTTACAAGTTCTCTATTTCCTAAGTATTCTATTATATCTGCTCTAGCTGTATCAGTTATTGTTTCCCCATTTAACCATTTGTTATGGTTAACAATTGCTTTGTAAAGTTTAGTGTTGTAACTTTTTTGATGTTTGTTTTCATAATACAAACCTTTTACTTTCAAAAGATCACATACTTCTTTTGCTCTAGATAAAGTTCTAGTTAATATTAACCAATCGTCCTGATAAAGATTTAAATTTTCTAAACTATTGATTTTACTACACAATCCTTCTTCATCTCTTGGTAAATAATTCTTAGTTGCTCTAAGTCCTGCGATTCGTGCAGTAATAATTTCTGACACATCTTGTACTGCTATTGGAATCCTTCGAGATTTTGATAATACTTTTTCCGTAGCAGGTTCTTGAATAAATCTATCTACATCTGCTCCGGCCCAACCGTAAATTGCCTGGTCATCATCACCAGCTAAATAAATATTTTTTGATTTAGATTTTAGTATGTCGTATAATTTCCATTGTATGGGAGATAAATCTTGAGCTTCATCAATAAAAACTACATCAAAGTTTGGAACTTTATTTGGTTGCTGCACAATATCATGAATCATATCGGTAAAGTCTACTAAGTTATTTATGTCTGGGTGTTTGTAATGATTATAGTTTGCCTCAATATGTTTTAACAAATCAGGTTTTACATTTGTTGAATGTTCGCCAGTACAATATTCTTCCCACACTGAAATATCTTTTTCTTTTGCTTTTAAAATAATTTGAAAATATTCATTATCGCAGGTTAAGTAAGGTGAAGCATCAGAATCTTTTTTAGCATTAACTCTTATACTTAATAGTTTTCCAAGATCATTATAGTGATAGTCTTGCATAACGTTTTCTTCTCTAAGTCCTAGACTATGAAAAGCTAAAGAGTGTAATGTTTGAAAATATCTAAGTTGTTTTTTCTTATACTGAGGATTTTTTTTAAGCATTCTATCTCTTGCTTCATGTGCTGCTTTACGAGTAAATGCAAAGTAACCTATTTTATTTACTGGAGTGCCCACTCTTATATAGGCCATGGCTCTTCGAATTAATTTTTCTGTTTTCCCTGTACCTGGAGGGCCATAAATTTTTGTAACCTTTGTCATTAAAGAATATCTTTTTTACTCTTCATTGGTAAAATCTCTATTTCATTTTCTTCTTTTTTAAAATTACTCATAGGGATTTTTACACATCTTACTGGATTATTTGATTTTTTCTGTGTAGGTTTTTTAGGATATCTTTTACCGTGTCCTAGTTCCGCTTTAAAAAAATCTATTAACATTTGTCCTGTCTTATCTATTTTAACTTTCCATTCTTTATTTTTTAAAAAATTATAAAAGGGATCGTATACAAAATAAGCAAAGCCATCTGTGTCAATTAATGTACTACCACTTCTAAATGCAGCATCACTTACAGCTGGAACACCATAAACATAATCTTCTAAATGTTTATGTAATATTTCTTTTGGCGATGTGCCTGGAGGAGCTTTTTCTGTTTTCATTCCTTGCCATAAATTGTCCAAAATAGTCTGCATGTCATCGTCTTTTATTCGTGGTGGTGGAACAGGAGTATGTGCGCCTATCAAACGTCTAAGTTTTTCTTGGTCCATCATATAATTAATATCTTTTGCAATTATTTGCTGCGTAGTCTCACCTTCAACCTTGTCATTATAATGCACAGTAAATCTAAATTCTGGGTCTGGTACATGATTTATTTTAATGAGTGCAGACAATGTTGGAAATCTTTTTACTTTATCAGACGCTACACCAAATTTTCTTTTTAAACATTCTGATTTAACACACATACTATTGATAGGTTCTTCTGAACAAGTATGGCCTGCAGTATCTTTTTTGTAAGCTTTAATTTTTTGTTTTACTTTCTCATCACCCCATATGTTATCATAGACAATATAATTTCTAGCACCTTCTAAAAGTTTTTCTTCCCAATTGTCAGGGTATTTCTTTTTGGCAAACACCATGTAGTTATAAATAAATCTATCTCTGTAATCATCTAGTTTAGATTTTGATAATCTTTGTAGACATACAGGACCATCTATAAATTCATCTGCACCACCAGTAAGTTCTAGTCTAATTAATTCATCTGCAAATTCTTCTAGTTCTTCTTTTGTTTTTGTGTTAGCCTCGACGACTTTTATAAATTGTTCGAAGGTAAACTCAGTGCCATCTAAATTTACACCCACTCTTTCATTACGATTGTAATAAGGCAGGTTAATAAAATTACCATTGATTGGTTTTTGATCGGAGCCTATACCAAGTTGTGTTTGTTTTGGAAATATTTCTGTTGATGCTTTTAAATCAAATGTAAATAATAATTTGTCTAAAAAGTTTCTTACAAAACTTGCTTTGACTGGTTCTTTAAAGAACACATAAATATGGAGTCCACCACTTTTAGATTTAACAGGTATTACCGGAATATTTTTTTTATCAATAATTTCTAAATATTTTCTTAAATCAAAATTGTCGTATTCATCAGAGTCAATATCAATTGCTCCAAACTTTGCGAGTCCTTCATCGTTACAGGGTTGAATACCAATAGATTTTTTACCTGCAAGATGATCTATATAATCAGACTCTAATAATTCTTTAGCTGCCCAGCCATATTTTAATTTTAGTTTACCAGTCGCTGAGTCTTTGTATGCAGAGTTTATATCTGCGTAACCATAATCTCTTTTAAGACCTGTAAATATTTCTATAAATTTATTTTCCATCTTTCCTCTTCAGTAGGAGTGGCTCCACTCTCGCTTCGCCACCCCTGTTGCAACTATTCCCGGAGGGGAATTTTACATAATGTGAGCGGATCCATCCGAAGATTTAGCCGTATCTTCCTCACCATGTTTTACCTGAACATCTCCTTTAGAAATGCTTTCAGCAAAACTTCTGGCTTGTTGATACAACGCAGCATCTTCAATTGGACCTATCTTGCTCACTTCCCAACCAAACCATGTACCTTTGTCGTTAGACTGTTGCACGGTTTTTAGCTGATAAAGATGGCTAAAAGATGCTGGTGTAAACATACCGTTCTTACCTTGCATCTTAATACTTTGCATCATGCTATTCCATTTTCTACTAACCTTAAGCTGAGTAGATTTCATAGCAATCAACGCAGTGGTTGGTGAACTACTATTAACTACTACAAAATGCTGCGCAGTCTTTTCGATATAATTACCGTTTGGAAGTCTATCTTTAAAGTCTGCACCTCTAGTTGTTTTAGTCATGATGTCACTTGATGAAGGATAGATATTTACTGGCGCACCAGATCCATCTTTTCCTCTATCTTTCCACTCGACATACTCGAGCTTGTAGTAACATGGAATCACTGGGACTCCTTTTTCACCATTGAAGAGTTCACCTGTTACTGAATTATAAATCATTCCAGGTTCAGCACCTTCAACATACTTGCCGTCTCTCTTATTTACTTCTGGAGATAACTGTCCAAGTATTTTAAGAAATGGTAACGCAAGATCATCTTGTCCTACCACTCCAGTCTGCACATTTGCATCTGCTTCAAACACTACGTTTGTAGCCAATGCACCATTTTTCTTTACTGTTGGTTCTTTGTTCATGTTTCTATTTCCTTGTTATTTTGGTTCTGTTTCCTGCGAACACGTTAAATAGATCCGTGGGCATATCATCACCCTTTTCAATACGCTCACGAACCAATGCTTTAAGTGTCATAGGCTCAACCTTTAACTTCTGGGTGGGTTGATACCCTTGACCTTGCGCAAGGACAGCATAATCTGCCGCCTTGTTATCTTCGTTACGACCAAAGGAAACGGTAATCTCATTTTTAATAAGATCCCCTAAGCCATTACTACGAAGCCAGTTAAATGCTTCTTCCTGTTTTGCTTTAGGAATTGAAGCACCATAGACGGGTTTGACTTCTACGCCAGCCCCATCTGATAAACTAAATTTCGATATATTCATTTCTGTCATCATCGTAGGTATAACCTCACCAGATAAAACGTCCATATCATTTTTTAGTTTTTTTAATTCTTCTTCTTTTGCAGCAAACTTATCTTCTAAGGTTCTTAATTTAATAACCTGTTCTGATAGTTCTTTCATGTCATTCGTGTTTGCTAACGAATCGACTTTGTCTTCTTCTAAGTTTATACTCATGTCTTTTTACCTTTCGTAGTAGTTAATGATGCTGTTAATATAATGTCATAATATCCTATGTCAAGTTTATTCTTCAATCTTTCCTTGTTCATATAAATTTATTTCTATAGGATAATAAGTCTTCTCTTGTCTATCCCATTTAAGTAAATTAAATTTTCCTCCAGTTTTATCTGCCACAATTGAACAGGCTACACCTATGATTGCAGGATCACCCGTTAGTAGTAAATAATCATCTGGAGTATATTTATCTAATAGTTTTCTTAATTTAAAAATTAAGGGCCCTGGAGATAATATAATTTGTGAATGTTCTGGTAATAAAGTTTTTAATGTGCCAAACTTTTGTGCTCCCATAATATTAAATTTAGGGGTCCCTACTTTGGTTCCTGGCAATTCTTGTATAATATAAACTGTGTTCATAACTTTCCTATTGACATCTATTATAGGGTTGTGTTACGACTGTCAATAGAAAGAAGAAATATTATGGACTATAAATTTAAAACTAAGCCTTATGAACATCAATTATCTGCGTTAAAAAAATCGTGGAATAAAGAAAACTTTGCGTACTTCATGGAGATGGGTACGGGTAAATCTAAAGTGTTAATAGATAATGTATCTATGCTTTACGACAAAGGTAAAATTAATGGACTACTTTTAATTGCACCCAAAGGGGTTTACAAAAACTGGTTTGATTCCGAGATTCCTGTTCATATGGTGGACCACATAGATAAAAAAATGGTTTTGTGGCAAGCCAACATTACTAAATCACAACAACAAAAGTTAGATACTTTATTTGAACCAGGTGAAGATTTACATATTTTAATTATGAATGTTGATGCTTTTAGTACAGAAAAAGGTGTAGAGTTTGCAGCTAAGTTTTTAAGATGCCATAGAACAATGATGGCCATTGATGAGTCTACAACTATAAAAAATCCTGATGCTAAAAGATCTAAAAATATTTGTTCACTAGGTAGATATGCAAAGTATAGAAGAATTTTAACGGGATCTCCTATTACAAAGTCTCCATTAGATTTATATAAACAATGTGAATTTTTAGACGAAGGATTACTAGATTTTACTTCCTATCTTGCATTTAGAACAAGGTATGCAATCATGAGTACCATGAGACTACCTACACACAATGCACAGATAGTAGTTGGCTATAAAAATTTACCTGAACTATCAGAAAAAATTATTAAATTTTCAGATCGTGTATTAAAAGAAGATTGTTTGGATCTTCCTGATTATACTTATCAAAAAAGAGTTATTCAATTAAGTAAAGAACAACAAAAACTTTACGATCAAATGAAACAAGTAGCACTTGCTCAAATGGATGGTAAGTTAATGACTACTTCGACTGCACTGGTTCAATTGATGAGACTCCAACAAATTACTTGTGGTCACTTTAAGGCAGACGATGATACTTTAAAAATAATTAAGAATGAAAGAATTCCTGCTTTGATGAACATATTAGAAGAAGTAGAGGGTAAAGCTATTATCTGGGCCCACTGGAGACATGACATAGACTCGATTGTTAAAGCAATCGAAAAAGTATATCCGGGTTCCGTGATGACTTATTATGGATCAACGTCTACTGAAGACAGAGCCAAAGCTATTAAAGAAATACAGGATCCAGAATCTAAAGTTAGATTCTTAGTAGGTACACCTCAGACAGGTGGTTATGGTATTACACTCACTGAAGCTAATGTTATGATTTATTATTCGAATGGTTATGATCTTGAGAAACGTACTCAATCAGAAGCTAGAATAAATCGTATCGGTC